CAAGAGACTTAGGTCTTACACCATACTCACCCATATGAGTATCCATTGTGTCATATGCTTCCGCATATCCATGTTGCTCTGATAATGTAAACATTACATCATCAATTTCATCAGGTGAGCAATAAAGGTTTTCTGTCTCTTGGACTTGACCTAGTTTGTTGTAAGCAACGATTTTGTAATCAAACATGATTTTGAAGTAATTGATTTATATTATTATAATAGCGATTAATTTACGCTACTGGAGAAAATGTGTGACAATATTATTACTGTCACACTTATGGTTGACTTATAGATGTGCTTGCACATATCTGTAAATATGCTTAAGTGTCTCCACTTGCATTTTTTCCTCTGCTTCAACTGGGTCAATGGTTGCTGTATCTACACCAAAATACAAATCGCTCCATGCCTTTTCAATACAGTTATTAATTACTCTACCCTTCACTAGAGTTGATGGTCTCCCCTTTACAAATGTCAAATTGTAAGTTTTGTTTGGATTGACTTTTTTCATGTTTCTTAGTTATTTGATTTATATTATTATAATACATGAGATTTCATGCAACTGGGGAAAGTGTGTGACAGTAATCTAACTGTCACCCAATTCTTCCATTAATCCCATAAGTATGTTAGTTCTGTTGATTAATGCTTGCCTACAGTCAACTAACTCATAATCAGTTAATTCTCTGAGACTGCAATTCAACTCTTCGATTTGGTCGAAAATCTCTTCCTTAATTGTCATTATGCTCCCTGATAAACTTGGTTTGCTCTCTCCCTATACTCACCCCATGCAATTTGAGTTGCCCTAATGTTGCATACATATAGAGCATTTTCATTAATTTCAAATCCTGCTTCCTGTAGTTGTGAGACTAAATCCTCAAAAATGATTTCATATGCTTCCATTGTCTTACACTCCCCTTACTGTGTTTGATAGGTATGTCTCTTTTGCTTGACATACATTATCAACGAGATTATCGAAAGTTTGCATATCCCACCCCTTTTGCTGTGGGAAATCTAATTCGTATGCTGTCATCACCAAGTCGTAGAGATACTCATATTGTGAGTTGGTGATTTCAATGCATTGACCTTTTTTGTAATCCATGATGTTTGTTTAATTACTCTTATTATAGTGTGGATTTGATGCTACTGGGAAAGTAGTGTGACAGTAATTAAACTGTCACATATTTTACGTTTTTAATCTTGACACCTTGCCCTCCAAAGTGCTTAGTTAAGAGATTACGGTATCTTACTGCATTGCTTCCCAATACTCTATTAATCGCTGTTTCGTTAAATGAGATTTCATCTATCTCCCATTTATCGTTTTCTATCGCTCTGATATATGCATAGTCCTCTTTTCCTTTATGGTCAAAGTCACTATAGAGTAATGTGCCACCATGTAAATTTCTGCTAGAATCGTGCCATGCGTGTGTGTAGTAAATGGTTGCAATTTCTTGGTCATTTACAAATAACTTGCCAGTAAACTCGTTGCCTGTATCATGTGAGTTATGCATCATAGTGTTGTTTCTTAAACTGCAACTTTCTCTGTGGTTGATTGCTTTGATGATTCTCTTTTGAAATCTGTCCATGATGTTTAATTGATTTGTATATTATTAGTATTACATATTTTTCATGCTACTGGTCAAAGTGTGTGACACTATTATAACTGTCATACACCCTAATGTTTAATTCTGCATCTTGTGTTAATGTAATCCCCTCATCATCAAGTGCTTCCCATATCAGGTTAGCAAGTTTTGAATGTTTATCCTCTGGTATTACTTCCCATAGGTTGATATAACCTTTTAATTCTATTGACTGTTGCCACTTCATTTAATCTAGTCTCCTGAGTTGTTTGTAATTGTGACACGTTACTTGCTTCCCAGTCTCATCAATGAGAATAGTGCGATTCGTTTTTGGTGTGTATCCAGTCTTATCAGTCTCACCTTTTATATAATTAATATAAACTAAGTAAGGTGTATTTTGATATTCTACACTATCACCCACACCAATATGTGTTACTGTGTGATACTGTCTAGACATTTGTATTTTTCTCCTTATCGAAAAATTCTTGTATATAAGAATTTTTTGACTTATCGAAAGATGGATAAAAGACTTTATCAAGAATTTTCTCGCTTAAGACTTCTTGCTCATCACTCATATAAACTCTATAATTTTTGAATGAGTCATATAAGAGTTGATACTCTTCTCTAGTGAATTCTTCAATAATTGGCATTTACTTTACCTCAAATGTAGTTGTTAAGTTTTCATAATCGATAGTGACTTTATAGTCACTATCTTCAATTACTTCAAATTTCTTTGACTGTTTGATTAAGTCATTATACTCTGTGAAGCGTGATTTATCCCAAGGTCTGCACATTATGACCAATTCCCCTTATTGAATGATGTTAAAACAGAATAAGAGTAATTAAACTTATCTGTCAAAATATCCCTTACTCTCTCTCTGTCTAGAGAATCACCATCACCCCAAGTGCAATTTTCAAAATCTTCATCTTGGCATCTATCTAAGTAAACAATCGCTGCGTGTCTAATATCTTCCTTAGTTAGTGGTTGCCCTTCGTAGTATAGTGGGTATAGTGGGTCATTCTGACCATAGAATGAGTCAACATAGTCAACAAAGTCATCTAGTTGACGGTGTGCTGTGAGAATTGAAAGAGGTGTCATAATTCCTTGATTGCTATATTAATAGTATAGTGGTAAATTTATGCTATGTGTGAAAGTGTGTGCCACTAATACAACTGTCACAAAAGTGGTTGCAATTTTGCTCATAGGTATTCAATTTCTCCATTTTCAACTGCTTCCATGTATTCGCACATATCTGAGTGTGCTTTATCTTTATTATCTTGATTTTCTTGCCATGTCAAATCTTTATAAATGTCAAATAACTTTCCTAGGTCAACTCCCTCTAAGTCTGTCCAGTTGCTGACATAATCAAGTTGTTGCTCATCATATCCACCTGACTTAAGACTAGGTGCGGATATAAACTCAAATGCAATATCTATAAAGAAGTGCCTACCAAAATCTTCGCTCTCTACTGTTTGAAGTGGTAAAAACTTGCCATGCTTATCGTTTAGATAGTCTTTAAAAATGTAAGTCCTCATAATACAAAACCTCGTAAATCATAATCAAAGTTGTTTACATCATAACCTTTTGATGCTATTGTTTCAAGAATAATCTCGTTAATGGTTGCTCTATCTCTTCTAGATAGCAATTCATAAATGTCAAATGAATTATCTTTGACTTCTAGAATTTTGACTTTAGGGTTATTCTGCATTTTGGACTGTCTCCCATAGATTAGAAAAGTTTTGAATCCAGTCACTTTGCTCTACTGTCATTGCTGATAAATCTTGCTCATCAGCACTCAATTTTGGAAGTGACTCTTTAGTAAGATAGACTTCATAAATGTCACATAAGAAATCTAATGAATCTTTGTAAATCATAAAACTGAATTAACTATATTATTATATTACATGAGATTTCATGCAACTGGTAAAACTATGTGACACTATTATTACTGTCACATATCTCGTTGACTTCTTCCATAATTATGTCAAAATCATCTTCCCAGTAGTCTTTACAATCATTGATAAATTCATTATCTGGTTGACTCTCAACATACTGGGTCATATCATTATATACATATTCAACTAAATCTTTAGTTGACATATTGTCCACATATCTATCAACAAATAATTCTCTTAATTCACTTAGTTGTTGACTTGTTAATGAATTCTGCTCTTGCTTCATGATAATCTTTGAGTTGTTTAGTAAGTTTGTGATAAGCGTTAATTAAGTCTTTATTATTCTCTTGGACTTCTTTATCTTTATCTTCTGCTATCCATTGAATTGAATCAGTAATTTCAATGATTTCATCAGTTGTTAACCATACTGCTAGTTGCTCCATAGTTACCACTCCATAGTTGGTTGCTTACTTTGTGCCTTCTTAATCTTTTCTTCTTTCTCTACTTCTTTATCAATTAAGTCATGTAATATAGAGCATATGCGGGCATTTTTGGATAATTCTGCTCGTTGCAACTCTAAATCTTCAATGTCTTTAATGTTGTAATAGTCTTGGTCAAGACAATCAACAATGTAAAATAACTCTTCTTTAGTAAACATAATAATCAATCCATTAGTCTTTCAAAGAATGTGGTAATCTCTGGTGGTAGGTCATCTATCATACCAGTATCTCTTAACAAGTCATACAACTTGATAAGATGATATTGTTCGTCCCATGTGATTTCATACTTATTCATAGTGCTAACTCCCTGTAAATTGATAATTCATTAGTAATGATTTCTAAATCTTTTAATTCAATATCATTGAATTCTATTTGTTGTTGCTCTAGTGAGTAGAGAATCAAATCGATTTGATTTCTTGATAGAATCATTGGCATAACTCCTCAAAACGTCTAGTTGCCTCTTCTGCAATTACTGGTAGGTAACCCCACTTAGAATTCTGCTCTAGTGCATACAACTGGTCATCAGTTAGATTATTTTCTTTACGAAAATCCTCCCATGACTCGTCATAGCAAGTTTCGAGTAGTGATTCGTGATGTAGTGATGACATAAAATCCTCGTTTGTTATATTAATATTATAGTGCATGATTCATGCAACTGGTAGAATGATGTGACACTTTAACAACTGTCATAAGTTTGTTTGACATCTTGGTGTTTGCCATTTAATTTTCTTTTCTGAGTTGGCAATGTCAAAACAGATTTCACATAAACAATCAATATCTGGATATGCGTCTCTCCAGTCATAATCCTCTTCTATTGGACTATCCCAATAGTAATATAAATCAGGTTGATAACTCAACTCATTTGAATGTAATTTCAAATCCCAGTCCTCAACGTGAGATTTATCAAAATTACCACATTTATCACAATATGCCATTAGTCTCTCCACTCCACATTTAAAGTAATTTCAGTTGGTGTTAAATCTTTATCGTATATAAAAATATACTCATCATCAGTAACCCTATCTGGATATGCCTGTTTAATCTCATCTTCATTTTCAATGAGATATAAGGGAATAAATGGCATATAATTCTGCACTACCTCATCTAGTGTGATAGTGTATTTACCAGTTGCTGATAACATATCTGATAAGTCATCTTGTAAACCAATCAATAAGTCTCTATCTTCGTGGATATACTCCATGAGACTGTCTCTAGAAATAATTGCTTTCATAGAATTAATTTAACTATATTAGTATATTACATGAGATTTCATGCAACTGGTAGAAGAATGTGACAGTAATAATACTGTCACACATATTACCCAACATATGCTGTTGCAGGGATACCTTTAACAAAGATTTCATCAACTACTCTTTGAAGTCTTTTAACTGTATTCTTACCATGATTCCTATGAATAGGAACTGTAACAAAACCAGTGGGTTTGCGATACAGTTGTAAATTGCCACGAGGAATAACACCTGTAGCAATATCTTTGGCATCTTTCGGGTGTAGGCGAATAACACGACCAACAGTCTGTGCCATTTCGACAACGTTAAGATTTCGCAACAAAATTGTGTGAGTGAGTCCACTAACGTTAATACCTTCCGATAGAATCGAATAGTGAAATACAATAAATTTCTTGAGTGGGTCTTTACCCCATGTAGTGAGAGTTTCAAAGAATGTTTCCCTATTGACTTTTGTTTTGTTGACATATGCTCCAAATTTACTTGTAACGTGTAGCACGTTATATCCACGCTCGGCAAGTGCAGGCAATATATCAGTCTCTACTAGCATATTCCTTAGAATATTACTACTCGGGACTGCTACCAATACTTTAGATGCTGACTCAACGTCTAGACCATCTAGAATATCTTGGACTGCATCACTATGCACCATATGACGATTCTTTTTATCTACCTGATGTGATGTAGTAAATGGCACGATAGTTGGTGGAATAATGCTACCATTCTCAATGAGAGTAGGTGCAGGCACACTCTCCAATACATGACCAAATACTTTATGGTTATTCATACCTCGGTCATGCTTATGTGAAATACGAGGTGTTGCTGTGAAAAAATACTTCTTGTCACACTTCATAGTCATATCTTTGACTGCATTAAAGAAGTTTTTAGTGCAACAGTTATGTGCTTCATCACAATACATCACACTAACCTCAATACTAGGACTAGATGTGATTTTATGAAGTGAATGATATGTAGTGAAGATAATTTGATTCCTGACACTTCCCAAGTGCCACTCTTCAATCTCGTCAGTTTTAGTTGTGCTAGTGTGGTGTGTATCTCCACTATGAACATGTAGCACATCTACATTATCAATATGCTCTAGAAAATCATGTGATAGTTGTTGAGCAAGTAGGATACGAGGTGCTACGACTACAACAGTTTTGAAATTGCCCTGTAGCAATTCCTTAGCGTGTTGAATCATAATAAAAGTCTTACCGCCACCTGTAGGCACAATAATCTGACCATGATGAGACAACTGCATTGACTTCAATGCGGTCTCCTGATGTGGTCTCAACCTAATTGGCATTAATAACTTTGTATCTCATAATATAATAACCTCTAATGCGGTGTTACGCACTAGAGGTTGTGACAGTTGTTGAATTGGTTATCCTTGTCCTGAGTGACAATATGATGGGTCAACTTTGCATAAGTCTTGATATAATTTCATATCTCTCTGGTTTCTATCTATCTTGAGTGACCCTCGAATGAGTGATAGAAAAACTATCCCAATAGCAATATAGATGATATATGGTTTCATAGGTCATACTGATAGTTTTTAAACGTTAATTCATGCATATCTAAATCTCTCTTCAAATCATTAATACAATCCAATAACACTTGATTAGTATAATTTACTGCAAATTGTAATGAGTCACACCCATGAGAGTCATTTGTGTGGTCAGCACTCTCTTGAATCTCCATTGCTCTCCTCATTTGTGTAATTATATTTGAGACTTTATCAACTCTCAAACAAACTACATCTGGGGTAGAGTGCTTAACCATTGTTTTTACCTCGATTAATGTCACTCATAGGACTATTAAAGTATGCTTTATTAACAGTATAAATTGTTGCTAGTGCAACAGCAATACCTAGAAATCCAATCCAAAGAATTGGTGAATGTGGAAAATCGTATGTTGGGATTTGCATTGTTTTTAAAATGAAATAAATGGTTTCTCACTATACTTATCAGTAAAATGAAAATGATTTACATGATTTGTAATATCATTCTCAACTGACTTGATAGTTACTTGTTGCTTTAATTGGTCTCCGTTTAACTGTAGTAGATAGACAAGTAATTGGGAATAAGTCATTTTAAAGCAAATAAATTGACGAGAGAAAACAAAACAGGTTGACTAAGAGGTTCGACTTAAAGACTTTTTCCATCTGACTCAAGGTATCCCTTAGCACTTGATAATGTAAGCGAGAGTCAGCGTGAAGTCACCCATGCCTTAATCGGTTGGTTTGTTTTCCCATTAACATATTAACATATCTGGCATCAATGGTCAACTTAGTGTGACAGTTATTCACCTGGCACATGAAACTCATCTTGGCAACTAAACATCATACCTAGACTAACCCTATATCCTTCTTTTGGTGCTTCCCCTCTGTGTTGCTCGTATGAGTCAAATATAACCAGTCTCCCCTCTTTGAATGGTATTCTATCCACTCCTACAACTGTATCTCCGCTACTCCCATGAGCATGATATATGACTGATAACAATTTCTCGTCTCTAGAATCACAATCTCTGTGTTGGACTCCATCTTGACCCTTAACTTGTCCATTGACTAATACTCTATGCACATTTGTTGCTTGGTCTTTACATATATCATTTACTATGCTACCAGTAAGATAGGGAATAAACCATGACTGTAACTCTGGTGGGATAGTCCACTGGTCATTTGTCATTAACATATTACCAAAGAATCTACTCCCCTCATCATATGTCATTTTACTGCTATTACTATATGATACTGGGAATCCTTCAAAAAACTCCGATACCTGATTAACTACCCACTCAGGGAAATAATCATCAACTACTCTATAATCCATACCTCTAAGTTTCATTGTTTAGATAATCCTCTTTCGCTTTGAGTTGTTGCTCTCTTGCTTTATCAAGTATATCTTTTAAATCTTTAGCAGCATTTACTCTATCAATAATAGACTCCTCTAGGTTATCACTACCTAAGATACTATTATTATACTTGTGTAACTTGTCAAGTAGTGCTTTTGCTTTCTTCTCTGCATTTTCTCCTTCTACTGACATTTGTGAAATACCTCTGTGTATGACTCACATTTAGGGCAAGTAAATGTAGAGTAGAAATCATAATCTGACTCCTCTCCATCATTTATATCTTCCATATCGAAATCATTACCCCAGATTAACTCTGTGCCACAATGCCAACAAGTAAATCGTTGTTGTTGTTGCCTTCCGTCTAGTGAATCTAAATCTGCTCCATGTCTCATGATGTAATCTCCTGATAATCCCAATTTTCATCTGTTGGCACATCTACCCAAAACCAATAGTCTGGGTTATGAATGGCACTTAAAAACCATCTATGCCTTCTTTTATGCTCTATATGGACTATAGAGTTGCTATTTAAGTATGTAGCATACATTTTCTTTGCTTTGTCACTCTTTGGTATGACCTTACACTTTTGTCTTAACATAATCGTGTCAATAGATTATCTTGTAGTGGTCTAACTCTATCCTCGCACATTTGGTGATAGGTAGGGTCAATCTCAAAACCAATAAATTGTCTATTCTCTTCAATACTTATCTGTGCTGTTGTGCCACTACCCATGAATGGGTCAACTACAACATCACCCTCATTACTCCATGTCTGAATATGTCCTCTTGCCAACTCCTCAGGCATTGTTGCAGGGTGTTTATATGAATTCTTGTTAGTTTGTCCAAAACCACCACAATTCTTAATCCTCCATATATTATTCCTTGCACCAAATTCTTTGATGGGGTTGGTTTTATTCTCTCGAATAATTAACTCACCATCTTTCCCTCTGCTCCTTGCTTTACCCCATGATGTTGACCCTGCCCACTTGTTAGGTTTATCCATGATAATATTAACAGTCTTTGGTCTCCCCTTAGATAGTATAAAGCAATATTCAAATGCCTGACTATATCTAACAGACTTCGACCCACTAGCAAATGCTATGCCTGTTTTTTCATATATCATAGTGTCATGTAGTCTTAAACCACACTCATCTTTAAAATATAGTGCTTGTCTAAAACTGCTACCGCTCTCGCTACCATCAATCGTAGCGTCTCCTACATTCCACATAATGACACCACCATCTTTTAACACTCTTGTCAATGCCTGTGCAACATCTTTGAATACATTAAAATCCCACTTACTACTATCGTTGTAAGTCCTCATGTCATCATATGGTGGTGATGTTACACACAAATCAATAGAATTTGCATTGAGTTGATTTAACCCCTCAATGCAATTCATATTATAGGTCTTATTCAATTCCATAAAGTATTGTAACCTCTGAATTATACCACAATTACTTGTAGTATGCAACCAAGATGTCAGTAGGTAGAGGTAAGAAGTGTAGTTTCTTAACTGCTTTCTTGATTTTACCATACTGAGACAAGATGCAACTCTCCTCGTCATTCATTAACTCAAGTGTAGAGAATGAATCTTTCCTACCTGATGATGACTTCCATACGTTTGACTCTGTTAGGTCAGTATCGATAACAACCATACCAAAACTATCAATCTTGTTGTTGTTGAAAGTATATTTAATTGACCATACTAGATTAGTCTTTGCACCACCGAAGTGAGAAGTCTTGTTACCAGTAGCGAAAGATGACTTACTCTCTCCACCCATGAGTTTAAACTCTACTGGTGTGTCATGAAACTTGTAGTCATAACCTGATACCTCTTCTCTAACACCATTAAGACCTAGTTTCTTAATGCCTGCTTCAATAACGTCATTGACAATATACTGGAAAAACTTAGTGAAGTCTGCTGTATTCATAGTATCTTTGTAATCTTGTAGTGTCTTACCATAGATTTCAAATGTCTCAAGATACTTGTTTGTTTCGATAATAGTCCATGTTGTTAGTTGCTCAAGGTCTCTAACAATCTTTGCTGTTGTGTCTGTGTTTGTCTTTGCTACTGAATTAATAGTCATGTTTCTGTGTGATTATATTAATATTATACACAACGTTTTACGCTGTGTGTAAGGGTGTGTGACAGTTAGTCAACTGTCTTTTTGAAGATGTGACCAAAAGTGCTTTCACCGTAACAATCAATCTCCTCATAGTCATTTGAGAGTTTATTGACCCATATGTCCTCATAGTCAATAGTTACCCAACTAGGGATATTCTTTGTCTCTTCGCATATTTCATTGACCCAATGCCATGCGAAGTCTTGTCCTGTTTCATACTGACCTTCATACAAATCTTCAAACTTTAAAAGGTTTGATGGGTCATCATCAAAACAATCAATAAACAAATCGATTAACTCTGTGCTATACTTGTTGACCAGTTTAAGATATGTTGGATAAAACTCCACAAACTGCTCTTCTGAATAGTTTTCAATAAATCTTTTTTGCTCTTCGTCAAATTTTAAATTCATGATAATAAATCTATCTGATATAAAGATACATCATATTTCATGCTGTGTGTAGAGTTGTGTGACACTTTATCAACTGTCATATAATTCTTTCATTATAAACTCTTTGCTTAGTATAGGGTCTCCCAGTAAATCTAATTGGATTCCATCAGCATCTATGAATACGTCATCTTCTGCATCTTTCCTACAATGTTGCCAATAGTATGTGCCATCTTCCCTCTTATAGAAATAACTGGTGTTATGTGAGTCAAGTGTAAACATACAAACACACTTTTGTTTGTGTTGCCAACAGGGGTCAACCGCTCTCTTCTCATATTCAGTCATCTATCTTCAATAGGTGGTAACAACTCATTTCCTGGATGGTCATTGGTGTTTCCCTTATAATTCTTTTTATTTTGGAAGTGTGTATCTTCTATCTCAAGTTCGTCCCAGTCACACGCTCTACAAATTACGTTTACTTCTCTCTCTTTATTTCTATATGTCTCATCAGGTATCTTTCTAACACATATTGTGATGTAATCATTGCATATAAAACTAATTAACCCCTCATCACTTCTAAACCTGACTGGCATACCAATTTCTAGGGATTTTAAAATGTTTCTGATTTCCAACGGAATTGCCTCTGATAAGAAAATAGGTATAGTCATCTAGTGTTTTAGATTCAACTTGTCCGCTATGTCTGAAATTAAATCTCTTTGCTTTTCTGGTAACTCTCCCAGTTGTTGATACAGATTCTTTTGATATAAGAATAATGCCTTCCTTAAAAGGTCTTTCTCTGGTCTCCCAAGTAGTTGTGATTTTAAAGAATACATGACTCCCCTATCATAGGCATTACTATTTAACATTCTAACTTATATTTTTCCATATGTCTCGGACTGTGTTGGGATTAAAACCTACAATACCATTATCCATAACAGGTGGCATATTATTCATTTCGTGGTCTGTGAATAATCTCTGTCTGGTCTCTGGTAACATATACTTATATGCCAACACATACCTATTATATAGAAATCTAATAGTTGATGTCCTACCTGTGTGTGGTATGCGACCATCAAAAACTACGACTCTCCCTGCTCTTGGTTGTATCGCTTTCCTACAGTCTAAATCATCATCAAAGAATATTGTCTCTCCACCCCATTGTGGATTCCATACTGGATTAAGATATACTAATATTGTCCTATTTTCTTCTACAAAATAAGGTGAATCAACATGAATTCCTGGTGAATTTCCATACTTTAAAACATTAACATATGATGAGTATAAATGCTCTCGTGGTGGTAGATTTGGTATCTTTATTTCTAAGTAAGATAATATATCTAAGTATAATTTATTATTACTACCTTCAATTCCTGGATTTTGAAAATAATCTGGGTCATCAATAGGTGTGAAATTATAGAATTGATGAGTCCAATACATTCCTTCTAACTCTAAGTTAGGATTATCTTTCGTTGGCACATTGTCAGTCCTCGTAAAATTATAAGGTAACAAAGCAATCTCTTGAAATAACTCCTCACTAATTAAATTAGTGTCATATATGTTTAGTTTGTTATCTGTGTAATAACTCATCTTGTATAGACCCCCATGATATTTAAAGACATGACATACCTGTCCTCATCTACTTTGTTGACTCCTGTTTTGTGAGTTAACCAACCAGGAAAAAACAAAACATCATTAGTATTTACCTCTATAGTTTTCCAGTCTCTTTCCATATCATAATAGTCATGTAATAGAGGTTCGCTATACTTATGCACTTCAAATGGTGTCTTGATTAACAAGTTACCACTATTGGGTGGTGCATTTAGATAACAAGCAACTGCAATGGTGACATTTTGATGATGATGCGGGCAAGTATAGGCATTTTTTGGGTGTTTGTTTATCCATGAATCTGATAGGTATTTCTCCATAGGTTTACAATCAAATATATCCCACACCTGATTGACTCTAGGGTACATCCACTCTAAGAATGGTTGCAACTCTTCCCATGAATGTGGTGGATACTTCTTACTAATAACTACAGTTGATATACCACCATCTTTCTCTGGTGTTTCCTCATCATACTGTGATGCTTCAGCAATATACTCATCAACTTTAGATTTGAATGTATCAAATTTAAAATCAAATGTATCTTTAAAAATATATGGTGTAGGATTAATTGATTTCATACCACTTCCTATCCTCTCCTATCAGTTGAGTATCATACATGATAGATGCCATTGGTATGCTAACAGATAGTCTCTGTCCTTTTGGTTTTGCTCTGTGATATGTCCTCGCAGGGATATACAAAACGTCTCCTGATTTCATAGTCACATCAATAGCAACATCTAATTTACTCTCATCAATAGTGCCTTCATACTTAGGCACTAGGTATGATGCTTTATTATTATATACTGTCCACTCTGTCTCTCCTTCTACTTGAATAATAAAATTATGTGCATAATCCTCATGTATATTAAATGACCCATGTCCACCTATACCACAATAAACGTGCATTGCTGCATCAACTGTAAACTGTCTCTCTATCCCTGCTAACAACTCACATTTCTTTTTACTTATGAATTGAAAGTTATTAATTATCATACCACATTCATCTTGGAATAGTTTATAACAATCTTCCTTATGGATATGTGGTTGTGACCAGATACGAGGTGATACTGGCAAATTTAACTTTTCACCATTTTTTATAAACTCTAATTCATAAAACTGTGGGTTGTTGATGCACTGCTCAACATCTTTCCAACTACACCAATCATATACCTCCTCAATAACATTGGGGAAATATTGTGGTGTGTCATCAATCTCCCAATCTTTATCTAAAAATATCATAATTACTCCTAAAGTTTAGGTTGAGAATGATACGAAATTCATTATCAGTTGGATTAGATGATGAATGAAACTGGTGACCATCAAATGCAAACAATGTATTTGCTTTTGGTGTCTGTCTCATACACTCTGTATATTTCTGTGTCTTTGCTCTATGCCATCTGTCATCAATAGTGCCATCATTAGGGTCATCATACTCATTATAAAATACTGTATCACCTGATGAGTCATGTAGATAATATAATGCACTGTAGTGGTCTTCCTCGTGATCCGTATGGGGCAAATTTGGGCAATTTTTTCCATTATTTAATTGCAATGCTAATCTAGCTCTGAAGAATGTGACACCACCTAACGCATCACTAATATTATCTAAGAGTGCTTGGAATGTAGGTAGAAATGGTGACTCCACACCCTCTTGGTCTAAAAGTAAATGAGTGAATCCTACGCTACGTTTGTCTGGGTGTTGTATATCAATTTGTCCTAGTGCTTTATCAACTGCTTCTACTGGGTATGATATATCCTCAGATAAAAAGAACCAAGGAAATCCATTCATACCTGATGTCAATGTATATAATCTAGAGAGATAGGTGGGTTGGATTATTCCTTCCTTTCGGATATATTTCATGATAAAAATTACTGAATGCCATGATGTTAAATGAAATAGATATTCTTGCTCCGTCTCCTTGACTTGCACTCACTCTATGTGGTACCCATGATGGGAATATAACTAACCTATCCTCCTCAGGATAGATGTCATACTCGTCCATAATCAATTCATTATATCTATCAAAGTTTTCACTACAACCCCATGACTCTCTCATGTGTTGGTCAGTTGGACTACGTTGTAATGTAAGATTACCATAACAACAATCGGGCAAACTTAAGTAATATACTCCTGAGAATATACTGCCAGGATGTGTATGTGTGACGTTTGAGTCTCCTTTCTTGTTTATGTTAATCCATAGGTTTAACATATGTAGAGTATAGTCTTTAAAACCAAACTCATCTGCACACGCATATGCTTGTTGCATAATTCTGTCATGCAACTCACCTAGAGGATTATTTTTCATTATATTTGGTAGGAAATCATATGACTGCCAACCACCCATGTTAGATGCTTCTCGACCTCTAGGGTCTTCTGCCTCTACAACTTTAACGAAATTAATAATCTTATCTCTATCTACACCACACTTATCTGTCACCCAAATAGGTGTCGTAAACAAATCAAGTCTCTTCATCAAATGAGAATTCTCTTTCAGTACAATTAGGGTCAACGTGCTTCTTATACAACGCTAACGCTTCAATAGCTCCACTTAATTTATTAAGTTGGTCTTTCTTTGCCTGCAATTCCTCTAGACTAATCTTAGTGATAGTAGATGTGTAATGCATATTGTCAAGTGCTTCTTGCAACTTGTGATACTCCTCTAAAGTATCATGATGCTGTTGTAAGAAATTCATCACCAACTGGTCAAAGGTAATCAAACCTTCAATAACGTCAGTGGTTGCCCTCTTTTCTTCTTCAGTTTTGATGTTGGCTCTTTCTGCCAAATTCACCTCAGTAACGGTTTGCTCTTTTGCCATTAATTAAAACCTCTCGATGTTTTTATTTAGCTTGAGAATATCTGCTTGTGCTTTTATTCTCTCAGACAATGTAGTATTCTCTGTAAAATTCTTTCTACGATTATACTCCATGACTTCGTTGTTATGTAAATCGTCAGCATTTGCTGTCTCAATCATAACGTCAACACCCTTACTATTAAGAATGTCTCTGTGAATTGGTATCCACTGCACCAATGGTGTGCCTGCTTTGATGAGATACTCACCAGGTTCTGTTATGTGCCAGAATAGTTGACAGTTTATCTCATAAGAGTATTGTGGGTCAACAATGCCAGTAGGGACTGAGAATCTCTCCTCGTCCCAATATGCTATATTCTGTTGAATAAAGACAATATCCTTGTGTGCTTGCACACGCCAAGGTAATTCCATCTTTATAGTATAGTCTAGCACATCTTTCTGCTGATTGACAAGGTTTCTCATTCCTTCTGTCTGCTCAGGTATATGTGCTGTCACATATCTACCACCATAGAATAATGTTTCTGACCTCCACTCAAAGTTACCACTGCCATCTAACTGAATAATAAAATCCGCAGGGGCAGGGATAATATATCCACTGTCCATAATGGCGTCTAATGCAGGGCAAGTTGCAGCATGAGACCACAAACTATCTGGTGCATCTGGTGAATCAAGATTCATCATTCTATTCCACAATGCACTAGCTTTTAATGCAGGGCATTTCTTTTCTTCTTTTGCCTGCTCTTGTTTAAGTGCATCTTTCCTCCACTTACGTTTTAATCTGCGTGCAGGAAATATTGGGTGTAACTCTACAACTCCTGTGTCTAGAGAATAAAATCTAATCCACTTGTTTTTCTTTTTAAATAAATTAAACATTGTAAATGTTATCCCTCAAGTATTCATAATGAGTTGGTTGTCTACGACTCCATTCTATCATTGCTGCTCTGTCTTTCTGATACTGTTGATGTGCTTCTTCAATATCATATCCACCAGTATGGAATCCACCTCTTACTTTTTCACCGTATGAAGATTTACCATAAGGTATGTAATCATGACCCGCACAAATATAAATGCTGCCTGCTTGCTCATCATGTTCTTTGGCAAATGTATTTTCTACACTATTCATTAACAACCATGTGTTTGCAAGTGCATCTACCTCACTATAGAGATGCTTACCCATATTAACATAATCTATATTCTCTGTCACGTCTCTCCAATACTGATTATCTTCTCTTGATGACAATGAATAATGTAATGATACAAAATTAGACATTGCTTCAATCATATTATTAACCTGTCCGTTGTAACTATCTCTATCAAATCTAGTTACAATACCCTCTCTCCTCTCTAAGAAATCTGATAGTAATAATATATTCTCATGAGTAGTCATGAGTCCAGTTGATTCTAATGGCTCTACAAATCCATATGATAAACCAATACCTACAACATTCTTTACCCATGCTTCTGTATGCTTACCGTGTTTAATTTTAATAGGTTTAAACTCAGCTTCATGGGCAATTTTGGGCGAATATCTGACTGCAAGATACTTTCTAAATTCTACCTCTGCTTCACACTGATTGATATACTTACTACTATAACAATAACCTGTGCCTACTCTATGCCATAGTGGAATATTCCATACCCACCCTGCATTCATTCCAACACAATCAGTATATGTTTCCATCTGTTTCTCTCTGTCCACATATGGAATCTGTGTTGCGAGTGCTGCATCATTATATAATTTGTAATGGAAATCCTCGAAAGGACTACCCATGTGTTGCTCAAGTATTAGTGATTTAAAACCTGTGCAATCTAGAAACATATCAGCACTAATAGAAGTACCATCATCAGTAATGATGGATTGAATACTACCATCAGGTCTTTTAATGACATTGCCAACCTCCCCAGTAAGATGCACCACACCATTAGGTATGCAATGATGCTCTTTTAAATACTGTCCAAATAATTCTGCGTCTAAATGATATGCTCTATCTAATCTCTCGTCCCATACCGAACCTGGTATCTCTTTATCAACCATACGACACTCTTCTGCCAACCATGTAGACCTGTTGGCAAAACGGGCAAATTCTTCTGGTGGATATAACTCTTTACCATACTTTGCTCTTAACTCATAAAAGCGTATGGGATTATCACAATACCAATCTATAGTATCAAACTTACCAAATGGATATTGAAATCTCTCTCCCTTTCCTTCTCTAAAATTCTTAAATGCAATAGATGTTTTGTAAGTGGCATTGCAATGTGGCATCCACGTGTCATCTTTTAATCCTAAGCGAATAAGAAACCTATTAAAATGTCCTAGTGTAGATTCTCCTACACCAATAGGTTTAGTCTTTTCACTTTCAATCAGACATATCTCAATGTCTGGGTGCTCTTTAGATAGTATAGCTGCTGACATCCAACCACTACTACCACCACCAATTATACAAATAGATTCAACTTTCATAAAAAAAGAGGAGTGTCATGCTCCTCTTATATAGGTCACTTGCAGATATATTATACTATGGTGGAGACCAGTTGTCAACCCATGGGTCCCACGCTTTACGTCCTTCTAATTGTACCTTTTTCTCGTCTAAATTAAATGTGCCAAATGTTGAAGGTGCAGTAGTTGTTGCCTTAACATTTGCAATGTGGTCTTTCCAACGTGTACCACCATCTAGTGAGTCTTTATACTGCATATCTAACTGGTCACCAATAGCCCCATATGCTAATTCCCGAGTTACCTGAGCATCTTCTTTAGGGTCTTCTACATCATTATGATGTATGACTGTCCCATTGACCATATAATGCTCAAAGGTAGTATCGTCTGGCACTTCGCACCATTTAGATGTTGCGTCAGCACCTTCGTAAATTTCAAATTTGTCCGCTTCATCAACGATATCTGATAATTGTCCAGAATCGCCATCCACGATTGCCCATTTTGCCATGAGATTAATTCCTTCCTATAATTCTATTTAGCCACCATAGTATTCATAAACTACGACCACACCTTCACGACCTCGAGCACCACGGTTGCCCTCTCGAGCACCATTACCGCCTGCACCCCAAGCTGCGTGAGATTGATGTCTATGACTATAGTTTCTTTGTGCGTGTCCAGAGGGTTGTGTACCTCCCATGTATGACATGCCTGCTGAGTGGTTACCGTATGAGTGATAACTACCATGACCGTTACCACCGCCACCGTATACGTTTAAGGTACCACCACTACCATTACCACCAACACCTCCTGCGTGTTGCTGACGACAGTTAGCACCTTGTCCACCACCGCCAGAGCAGTATCCACCAAATGATGAAGTATTACCTCCACCACCACATCCTGAGTAGTTACTACCACCGCCAGGATTACCAACAGTAACAGATACTGAAGATGTATTGGTTACGTCAATTACTCTTTCGGCAGTACCGCCCGCTCCACCAGATTCAGTGAATCCAGAACCTCCACCACCCGCACCTGTTACAGTGACTTGGATAGTTTCTACACCGCTAGGTCTATTCCATGTGCCATTAGATGTCCACACTTGCATTGACCTTAATCCTGCTACAGCAGTCAATCCTTGCCATGACATTGATGTGCCATTAGTGGTCAAGAATCTACCTGACTGTCCAGACAAGTTAGGGACTATGTAGTTAGAGCTACCTTGAATATTTCCATTGATATTGATGTCATTGACTTTCAATGTACCTAAGGCAGTAACTGTGCCACTAGAGAATGAAAATCCACCAATACCCGCTAGGTCTCTTACTTCAGTAACTTTTAAAACAGACATTAGATAATTCCCTTACGTTTTATTTATCCGTAGTATTCCTTTACTACAACTACACCTTCTCGACCTCTAGCACCACGGTTTCCTTCCCTAGCACCATTTCCTCCAGCTCCCCATGCACAATGTGATTGGTGTCTGTGTGCATAGTTACGTTGGTTGTGTGATGAGGGTTGTGTGCCACCATAGTAACTACCCCCTGCAGTATGGTTTCCATAGCACCAGTAACTACCATGTCCATTTCCTCCACCACCATATACGTTTAACGTTCCTCCAGACCCATTGCCTCCAATACCGCCTGCATGCTGTTGCCTACAGTTAGCACCATATCCGCCTGACGCACTACAGTAACCACCGAAGGAGCTAGTGTTACCACCGCCACCGCAACCAGAATAATTTGAGCCACCACCTGGGTTACCAACGGTAACACCGACACTGGAGACGTTTGTGACATCAACTGTTCTCTCTGCTGTACCGCCTGCTCCACCTGATTCTGCGAATCCACTACCACCACCTCCTGCTCCTGTTACAGTAACTAGAATTGTTTTGACTCCTGAGGGTCTTGACCATGTGCCATTAGATGTCCACACTTGCATTGAGCGAATACCTGTGGCAGTTGACACTTCTTTCCAAGATAATCCTGAGCCATCTGAGCTCAAGAATTTACCAGAGTTACCTGTCTGTGGTGGTATTACATAGTTAGACTGCCCTTGTATCTGTCCGTTGATATTAATGTTACCAACAGTCAATGTACCTACAGCAGATATACCTCCACCAGATAGTGAGAAACCTCTGGAATCTGTTAAATCTCTTATTGAAGCAACTTTGAGCTGTGACATATCAGTATTTATCCGTAGAATTCATGTACAACAACGACGCCTTCACGTCCTCTAGCACCTCTATTTCCTTCTCTTGTGCCATTACCACCACTACCCCATGCAGCATGAGACTGATGATTGTGTCCGTAGTTTCTTTGTACGTGTGATGCTGCTTGTCCACCACCGTAGAAAGATTGTCCACAACTGTGGTTACCATACGAGTGATAGGAACCGTGTCCGTTACCTCCACCACCGTATATATTCAGCGACCCACCGCTACCATTACCACCGATACCTCCTGCGTGCTGTTGCCTACAGTTAGCACCATATCCACCTGATGCAGAGCAATAACCTCCGAATGATGATGTGTTTCCACCTCCACCGCAACCAGAGTAATTAGTACCTCCACCTGGATTTCCTACAGTAACAGATACTGAGGATACATTGGTAACATCTACCTGACGTTGGGAAGTACCTCCTGCACCTCCTGACTCACAGAATCCACTACCACCACCGCCTGCACCTGTAACTCTAACCAAAATAGTTTTTACACCACTTGGTCTATTCCATGTGCCATTGGAAGTCCATACTTGCATTGAGCGAATGCCAGACTGCAAGTTAACAGCACCCCATGACATTGTTGAGCCGTTATTGGTAACAAAGTTATTATTCTGTCCAGATGGGTTAGGGAGAATATAACTTGAAGACCCCGAGATGTTTCCATCAATAACAATGTCAGTAACAGTTAAAGTCCCGTTCGCAGTAATACCACTACTGGAAAAAGTGAATCCACCAATTCCTCCTAAGTCCTTTATAGCTCCCAGTTTTAACTGTGCCATTGTTTATTATGCTCCTGTGTTATTTATGTAGTGAGGATAACAACATTTATAAAATGTCCCACCTTTATTTAGTGAATTGTTGTGTATGTCAACCCATAACCACTCTAGCATTTTGTCTAGTGATGGCTTTGAAGCTTCCAACTCATCTTCTAATCTAAATTCCTCTGCAACACATTCCATCATCATTTCTAATTTAGCAGTGGGAATTGCTTTTGCATCATTGTTTGGAAATAAAATAGTATCCCCATTAGTAATAGTAAAATCAACATTAGGTCTTAATCTCCTAATTGCTTCCGCTTTCACATCATCAGCACCACGTTTCATAATTAACCTCTAATTTCATATGCAGCCAAACTACTAATTGACCTCATATCATTACTATCTCTATCATTAATATAGAGGTCTCTTGTGCCACCACCCCATGATGCAGATACTCCAACAGAATATGTGCAGGGATTAGTGGTGTTTGGCATGTCCATGTATTGTATCATAGTATTAAACATATCTCCACCAGTATCCCTATTATGATAGGTAGTAGCAACACTACCGCTACCAACGTTAGTGTTACCAGATAGTCCACTGGTTAATGTGCCATTATTCCTCAAGAAACCAAATGATGTAACGTGTCTCGCATTGCTATTAATCATAGCAACCAAGAGCACTTTTGAGTTTGTATGTGAGGGTTGTATTGTTACCTCTAAGTTAGGTATAGGTGATAAGTTTTGTGATTGAATTAAATATCTGTCAGCTGGAGTCTGTGAATATCTCATCTGCATTATCTGACCTTCACCAACGTCGTTGTCCTCACCACCAAGTATAAACCATTGTGCACCATTCTCTACTGTAACCGTATTACCATTGGCAATATTAATAGGTCCTGCAGAGAATCCGTTAGTAAATTCTACACCACCATTAGCACTAGGTCCGACTGTTAGAGTCTCACCAATAGTTGTGCCATTTGTCCTTATGATACTATCTTCTCCTACACTGGGTCCTCCACCACCTACATCATCCCAACCTGGCACACCTTGAGCAGCATCCTGTTTGTATATCTGTGCCATATCTTCGGTGGTATTATACACCAAAGTACCATATGCGGGAGTACCTAAGGCATTAACTTGGGATTGGTTTAGGGAAGGCAAGTTGATTTGCTCCGTAACCTGTAGTGCTTCCATGATAGCCCTAGTGGTTGCGTCAATCTGATTACCTATAATTTTTGTTGACATTGGTTTCCCTCGTTAATTAAATTACCAATTCACGAATTTGAATGTTGTCTCCTGTCTGAGGAGTTGTGCCGATAGAGAAATCTACAGAGTTAGCATTAACTGTGTAGTCAGTGCCTGGTCTCTGGCAAACACCATTCAAGAATACCAATAACGAATATGCAGTATGTCCAGGTGATATTGCAAAAGATGTGGTGCTACCATTACCTGTATACATCACACCATTGTTACCACTGTTTACACCTGTTGCTAAACTATATTTATCTGCACAACCATATTTACCAGTCACATCAATGTCACCAGTGACAGCGACATTACCAGTAATTCTAAATCTATTGTTGGCGTCAGGTGCTTCTCCAATACCGTAGTGTGTAACTCCTGCGAATCTATTAGATGTAATAGGTGCAGTATCACTTAGACCAAACTTATACCATGTGCCACTATCATATATCCATCCTAAAAATGTGCCTGGTGTCCAGTCTATATTGTATGCTAAGTCTCCATCATTAAATGCTAGTGAAGTATCAACAGTAGGATTACCACTACCATCATCTTCTGCTAAGAATGAATTTCTTAGCACTGTGCCATCGTCGTTGGAGTATGTTAGATTAAGTGTCTGGATTGTATCCTGTGATGTTACTTTCTTCTGGAAGGTAACAGGACCTGAGAATACAGACTCTAACTGGTTAGATGCACCACCAATAACAGTTAGTTTATCAGTCAGCACCAATTCGGAGAATGTCTCAATAGTTGTGCCCTCTTCACCCAACACGTTAAGTTGTGCAATATCCTCGTTAGTAATCTGACCTGTAACTGGGTTAATAACTTGGTTACCAACAAACAACTCACCATCACTGTTAACACCAGAGTAATATGCAACACCTGCTGCTTCTTTTAGTGACTGCGACAGTCTGACTTGGGCAGGAGTTAACACTTCTACCTGTGTAGATGGGAATGCAGTTGAATAGTTACCAGGACCGAAACCAAGATACTCAAACGTATGACCTGATGCTCTAAGAATTGAGTATCGTCTCAACTCACAGAGTATCGGTTGGACTGAGTTATCTGCATTTAATTTAAGTGGTATCTTTCTCTCTTCTGCGTCTCCTAATCTAGCAGTAACACTAATACCATTCAATACGTTAGATGTAGTGTTATATCCTAAGTTATTTTCTGACTCTAGTAAGAAGAATTGAGATGTCTCTTTTGTAATTGACCTCTGTGTATCTTCATTAGGTGTAGGTGATGCACCATCAGTTGTTGTCACCAATCCTAATGTTTCGTTATCTGCTATTGATACTGCTGCAGCAGGGTCGGCTACTGGGTTGTCTCTATCAAATGCAGGATATAAGTCTACAGTCTGCTGTGAGAAGAAGAAATCATTAAAGTTAGATGTTGAAGGTGATACACTAGCATTCAAGAATGTCAAATAATATATTCCATCAGTCACACCTCTTTCAAACTCTTGATATGTTTCTACTGAATAGAGATAATATGTCTTAGAATATGCAGGAGAGTTAGTTTCACTACTTCTAGGTTGCACAACGAAACCAGTGATAGGTGGTCTAGGCACTGGGAAAGCATCCTTATCTAATACATAGCGATATCTATAAATTCTATCAACAAGGTTTCTTGCATCAGGTACTCTTCGGATGAATGTAGTAGGTGTGAATCCTAAGTTTTGGTAGATACTGTTAGCAAGTAACGTAGTATAGATTGTATTTTGTGAGCCATCTACCTGTATATACCATTGATTATTTGTGCTATCCCACTTGATAGGTGAATTATCATCACCCGCTCTTGTGCCTGTTACGTCAGGACCTGAAGGATTAATCTCTGCATAATGAGTTGTTGGCTCTTGTGCTCCAGATGCAATTAATAGCACATATACTCTGTCTGGTGTATTAACGTCATCACGTCTAGCACCTATAGTATATCCCTGTACCTTACTTGGCGGTCTCGCAGTCTCAACTGTGTATCCATATAAGAATAGTTTAGTGGGGTCTGCAACGTTTCTCGTCTTGGTGATGTCAATAGTAACCCAGTTGATTGAAATTTCTTCAACATCTGACAACGACTTGGGAGGGATAACGTGAGTGATTTGCCCAGCTTTATCTTTTGTGAATGATGCAGCTTTGAATCCTTTGCTTCGCAGCGACGTATTTCCGAAGTTTGAGTTACTGTTAGTAATAGAGAGGTCGCCACCAGACTGAGAAAAGAAATGGTCACCAAATCCAACAGCAAACACAGAAACAACCTGAATGAAAGCATCATTGGATGCTTTGATATGGCAATGACGCCACCCTTTACGATATTTGCAAAGACCGTTAATGTGTGCACCACTACCCGCAGCTTGTGCTTCATATGCTCCTGTTGATTGATTATACAATACAAATGCTCTGTCGTCTTTCTGTAGTGATATACCAGTAAACTGAGCAACAACCATAGATTTGAAACCAGTCGCTTCAGCTCCATCTGCGTGCATTCCTGCAACTCCCCACACACTTCTTAGTGAGCAGTTAAAGACATATGGTGATGCTGAGTCAACAGTATCGATTTCAACTTTAACAAGTATATTACTACCTAACGCATTACCTGACGGCTCAGATGACATCTGATATGTAAACTGGTTACCTTGTGCAGAGGTTACCAAGAAACTACCATTATAGAGGAGAGCATCTTGGTCAGTAGGACCTGTTACACCTGATATATTAACAGCAACACCAACGGAGAAACCATGGTTTTTGGGGTTACCCAATTCATCTACAGTAAATGCAGTTGCAGTCTGTCCGTTTCTAATAATCTGTGATACAGCAAATTCATCAGAAATAGGACCAACGATTCTGTTTTCTTCAACTCTTGGTTGTAATTGGTCTTGTGCAATAATACCAGAGGTATCTGGGATAACAGCATAACCTTTTGAAATCTTCTGATAATATAATTCTAGGTCTGTTGTATTCGCATACTCAAAACACGTAATTTTATGGTGCGAATAATTTGGGGCAATCTGTGAAAGGTCATCACGATAATATACACCGTTGTTGTCACCATCAAAGAATGACATCTGCCAGAAATAGCATCCACCAGTTAGTCTGAATATAGCAGAGAAACCAGGCTCGTTAGCAGCAGTGATACCTAAACTACCCTGCACTGTAGGGTATGGCACATACTTCGGCACAATTTTAGTACGACGTAAGTCACTACCAACAACAGAACAACCTCTGGGGACTATGACACCACCACGAGTGGAGTTAAATTTATATAATTCGTTACTTGCAGACGTTAAATCAAAGTTAGTATTCTCATTAAATGGTTGGATTTGGTTATAATCTGCTAAACCAGGTCGGTTATCAATAACATACTCTGATGGATAGAGATAGATTGAGAATGCGTCAAATTCGTCATTACTCAAACCAACTCTATATGAAAATCTTGCTACCTCAAGAAATGCTCTCTGCAACGTCTTAAATGGACGTAACGCTGAGTTACCTCTATTATCAAATGCATCAGACGCATCAAAGTCGTCGGGGTTGACGTATATAATACGACCTGTCCTCGACGTGATGATATTTTTAAGTCGGGTTAGTGCCATTTAAGGAATTCCTACGGAAATATTTAGTTAGGGTGCTGCTCCACCAGCTCCACCATCACCAGTTGATGATACCTTAGTCATATTGACTACTGTGAAATCATCAGAAGGAGATTCAAACCCTGTAACCACATAACTTAAGTCGCCTGCTGAGGAGTAGACTGTCAAGTTTTGTCCAGGACCTACAATGATTGCACTATTTTTATCAGTTGTATTTGCTGCAACTGACTTATCATAGAATACATAATCTTCCGCATTATAAATTGCTGCTTGGTCTGTATTGACACCTGTGCTAACTGTAGCGACATTAAATGTCAACGCTGCCCCGCCACCAGACCCAAGTAATGAGTCGTTAACTGTAATTGTATCTGCTGCTGCATGACCTTCACCACCATCAATAATAGTCACAGTCGCTGCACCACTACCATCCACAACTATAGAGTATGTGTCTCCTGTGCCACTACCTGTAGTGCCTGATGGAGCTGAGATAGTGTATGTGCCTGCTGCTCTACTTCCATCTGCTGCACCAATAGAGTTGACAGTAAGTATCTTACCAGTTACAACCTTTGCCATTGTACGAGTACCATTGTTTAACGTTGGTGTATCGTAAAATTCTGTGCCTGCAGTAAATGGAGTTGACCCTTCACCTAACGTAACTTTCAGATGAGCATTAACTGGGTCATATGACTGCACATAACCAAATGGTCCTGGTGTTACAGCAGCATTACCACCAGCTAAACTGTCTGCTGTGATAGTATAGGTAACACTATTAACAGTGAATGTGTCGCCTGCTGCAAGAGGCTCACCCTTTACATCATAGATGTAAATCTCATTATATGCAGGGTTTTCATCAACTGCAAGTGAGAAACCAATACCAGTTGTGCTACCCGCAGGACTTCCATCTGCATATGCAAATAGGTTAATCTCAGTGGAGTCTGTTACTGCGATTGAAGTATATGCTCCACCTGTGCCTGCGGTACCTACTTTACTGACCCCTGCAGTATATTCAGTACCTGGGGTTGGGTCTGCGTTTGTACCTTCAGCCTCATCTGCAGAGAATTTAAGTGGATAGTTGTTGTTACTAGAGTCACTTAAATCAAACTTATATAATCTATCTTTTCTGATAAGTATAGACCCAAAAAGTATATGTCCACTACCCTGTGTTTCAGAGAGAAGATACTTATTAGTGATAAGTGCGTCAGACGCAGTAGAGAATCCTAATGTTGCTGATGCGTTTGATGTGCCACCAGAAATACTCTCTGATTCAGTAAAATAGTTAGCAAGATATACACCATTATCTGTTAACAGTGTAACTGTTGCACCATTGTTGTGGTCAACGTCTCCTGTGCCATACTGTGCTCTCTCAACAGTTATATCATTTCCTGCTACGTCTGTGATATTTAATATCTCATTATCAATTAACATCTTACCACCAGAAACAAATCCAGTAGAATCTGCAACTGTCAATGTTAGGTCACCTGATGCAAATGTCGCACCCTCATCAATAGTTGTAACTGTAGCAGATGCACTCCATGCATTACATGACCTTCCTGCAGGGATAACCCTAGGAGTTGTGTTAAGAGCACCACGAGTAACAGTTAAAACATTTGTTGTTGTATTAATTCCACTAGCATCGATACTAACGATTTCCGTATCTGCAGGAGACCCATCTGTATTTTGGGCAATACCCAAGGTAAGATACATACCGTCAGCAAGACCAGTATTCCTAGAAATATTAAATGTGGTTGCTCCTGTAGTAACATCTGTAAATTGTAATGTTAATTCAGTATCTGCTCCTCCACGATAGACCGCAGTAAGACCTGATGTTGCTCCTGTAATTGTCTCACCATTACTGAAAGTACCTGCTTGACTATTAGCTTCTAACTGAGTCTGTGAGACAGGTGCAACTATAGTGTAATATGTAACGTCTGATGTTGGTTTGAATACATCAAGAATCGTTGCTATTGAATTATTTGTTGATGTAAAAGTTGTGCCTGGAATTGCGTTAGCATCTTGGAATCCTGGGTTTGTCTGGATTTTATATGCCGTAATTGGATTACCTTTATCTAACTTAAAAGGTGAGGCTGCTGCACCTGTGGATGACTGTGTGCCACTTAGATGTAACACTTGGTCATAATCTCTCAATGCTGTCCGATATGTCGCTGCACTTCCTGACTGATTACACACATTTAATACTGTGCTACCAGTTACTGTAGTAGGGCATCTATATACCGTTGTGTTTGTAGTCGCCCCTGGTTTAGCAGCGGCTAGTCTTCCTGCTGTCATTTACTTACCATCCGCTTTGGAAAAATGATTGTAATCGAATCTGACCGCCCAATACAGGAGCGGACAATGCACCACCGAAACTGATTGCAACATCACTAATGTTGTTAGTAGATAGCAACGTAGCGTCAGCATCTGGGAATTGAATGGTGCGTGCACCAGTCAAATTTGATGCATCAATGGTTATCTCACCATTAACGTCGTCTGGGTTATTTATCTTAGTAAGCTCTAAGGTTTTATTCTTAAGAGTCTGTGTTTTTAATTCAGTAACTAAGATATTTGTAGCACCACCATTGTTTAATGGGGCGGTAACCGCATTATTTGGGAAACCAAAAGCATATGTCTGGTTATCTTCTATGTTAGACAGGTCGAATTGTATCTTTCTACCTTCGCCATCACTTACGTCTGTGTCACAGAAAACTGCTCCCTTAAACAGTTTATTCTCTATTGTTTGAGATGATGCTTCACCAACCACCTTGATATTAAGGTCAGGAAATATAACTGTCCTGTTTAAAGTTAGCTCAGAAGAATCAAAAATAACATAACGAGTAGGGTCATTCTGCTCATCACTTGAAGGTGTATTCGAGAATGTGGGGTTAACCATATTCTTATTGAATACGTTTTGCTCTGTAACGTCATCCAATAGAGTCGACTGTGTTACAGCAGCACCAAAGTCAGGTAGTCTATAGGTATGTAAACCTGGTGACTCCCATGCGTCACACTCTAACTTAGCAATCTTATCTGTTGATGTAGAACCTGTGATTTGTAACTCACCGTCCTTGATAATAATTGTCTTGTTAGTAATAGTCTGGAATGTATCGTTTGCAAGCAACGTTGTGCTTGTGTTTGTCCCCACGTTTGGTAGGTCAAAACGACGTGTCCCTGACTGTGTAGATATGGTATCTACGTTAAAGTGTGCTCTCTTAGCAGGGTTTTGGTCGCCCCCTAAGAAAAACTGTGCATCGGTCTGAATAATAGGACCGTTGACAGTAAAGAATCCACTACCCTGAGGTGTGAATTCAATGCTTGATGTTGCAGAGGCAGTGTCAACAGCTCTAACAACTAAGGTCGATGACCCATCTGTATTGTTTCTGCGTGTGTTATAAAACGCTGCTGTGCCAAATGTGATACCAATTTCATTGACAGCACTTTGATAAATTCCCGAATCCCTGTCCAAATCGAAGGCTAATCCAGGCGCAGTTTGCGACCCTGCTGATAAACCTCTGAAAAGTTGATTAACTTTTGCTTTACGGTTTGGAATTAGCGGGTCAGATATAACAATAGGCAGAATAGCTTCACCAGTTACGAGTGCGTCTGCGATTGTATCTAACTGGGATATTCTTTTAGTTGCCACTGAAATTCAACACTACTTTGCTACTTTTTTATTTATAAGCGTTCTATTCCTTTGAGAAGGATAGACTACATCTAGGTCCTATAACCGATGGGTTATGATACACTCCTTTAGGAATATGTATGCCATCGCCAGGTCTTAAGATTATATCTGTGCCATCATCAAACCTATATTTCACCAATCCCAACACATTTACAATGAATACATCCATTGTATCATTGTGTCTGCCAAGTGTTTTACCCTTAGCGAATGAAATATAGGTATGGACTCTATGATAATCAAAATTATCTGCAACTTTGTCTATGATAGGTTGTAGATTAGGTGCATTCCATTTACCTTCACATACAATAGTGGGTATGAATCCTTCTTGAGGGTCTTCACAATAACCCCACTCACCATTTAATACATCATAATCAACCTTATCAATGACATCATTCCATGTCACACCCGAGAAAAAACACTCGTCAATCCAATTTTTAAAGTGTTTTACCGATTGTTGCTGCATAATCTGCGTCAAATAATGCTAAACCTTTCTCAGTCAATACATGATTATACATCTTGTCAAAGATTTTAGGTGGCATTGTAACAATGTCAGCACCGTATGTGAAACATTCAGCAACGCTATGCACATCACGAAGTGATGCTGCCAATACATGTGTTGTATCTACATCTTGTGTGCAGAATGTAGCAGTAATCTCTTTAATCAATTCCAAACCATTGAATGAGTTATCATCAACTCTACCTACAAATGGACTAACATATGTCGCTCCCGACTTATGTGCCAGTATAGATTGTGCTAATGAGAATATAAGAGTGACGTTTACTCTTGCTCCTTCTTCTGATAATGCTCTGCATGCGGCTAGACCTTCTACTGTGCAGGGCACTTTAATTGTTGCTTGACGATTACCAAACTTTTTAATCAGTCTTCTACCCTCACCAATCATAGTATTTTCGTCACCTACGACTTCCATACTAATATCAGGTATACCCATATCGATTAACTCTTGGTATACATCTTCTGGGTTTCTGCCTGATTTGTATATCAGAGTGGGATTAGTTGTGACTCCGTCAATCATACCAGTATTGTAATACTGTCTGATTTCATCTGTAATAGCGGAATCAAGAAATAATTTCATAATAGTTTAGGTGCAATATTTTTTATCCAAAAATTGCAGGATAATGTTTTTCTTACGTTGTCATGTTTGTGGGATGTTACCCCATGAAACATGTGGCCAGGAAAAAATAGAATATCTCCCGCCTCGATTTTAGGAATGTGTGTCTGCTCAGTCTGTAAAACGTGCTTCCAAACTGGTGACAAGTCCACATGTCTATCTAGGAAATAAAATTGTGAATACCCTTCCAAATATTCTGGAAAGAAAACACCAACAACATCACAGTCATTGTGGTCATGAGGTTCTTGATAATCCCCTCTTTCGTAATGACTTACCCAAGGTCTATTCATAGACATGAGCATTCTTTGGTCAAGTGCTTCACACAATTTATTGATACTAGGTTGCATCATAGGAAGTATGTCGTCTAGTATCTGTGTCATTTTAACAGAGCAGAGTTTACCCCAAGGTACTGGGTCTCCACTCTTTTGTTTCATCACAAACTCTGACAACTCTTCACTATTGGGTGCTTTAAACTTCCAATAAAAAGTTTGATTAAAAATATTATTCGGGGATATTTTCATAGTTGTCAGTCATATATTCCATATCGAAGATGAGTGGATGACACTGCTCCATTATAAGATATTCACTCGCATGATACAAGTCTATGTCAGTATATTCTAGCGAATACCAATCTGCCTCTGTCCTCACATCATCTAAGTCTTGCACTGCTTGAGGTAACTCTTCAAAAGTAAATGGAATGCCATTGATGAAATACATCATGACTATCACCCTTACTGTCTCCTCAGGTTTCTGAGTATACATTGTAAGGTAGCAATAGTTATGTGTGATTTCTGCCTTGACCATCAACCTATGGTGATATTAGCTGTGAATGCAATTCTATCGTTACTGGGGTTTGAATCAAATCCATGTGTAACGTTTGAGGGGTAGATAATAATATCTCCTTCCTCCATATTGAAAGTTGCTTCTGTTAAATTAAAAGCAGTTGGATTTTCACTATCTATCTGCAATATGGGATAGTGATTAGATGCAACATTCTTTCTCCATTTAATATATGCGTGTTGCTCATGATTATAGTTAACAAGGTAAGTAAGTGAGTATACACAATTACTATGCTCATGAGGTGCGTAGATTGCACCTTCAGTTGCTAACTCTAGATAACTCTCAGAGACTTGTAAGTCTGATTTATAGTTATAAGATGACTCATTATGCTTGGCAACAGCATCCATAATAGTCGTCCTAAACTCATAATAGTCATTAAAAAGTTTATTAGTCTCTCCTATTTGTGAGATGCCATGGCAAATTGACTCCCTTCCATGCTTAGGTAAAATATCTTCTTTACTAATCCACTCCATGATTCCTTTTTTAAGGTCTGCATGATTTGGTGCTTTGATTCTTGTAACAGGTGTAGGAAAGAATCCATAAGTTTCACTTTGGATTACATCTTCTAATTTATCACTAAGTTTGTCCATTAAAAATCCTTTGTCATTTGTCCAAGAGATTCAGCAACGAATGCTTGTGTGCCTGCAGGGTCTGGCACAAACTCCTCTGGTTGCGGAATATTTATTTCTGGTGGAGCTTGTGCTACTGATGTAATTATAGCAACTTTGTCTCCTGTATTAATCTTTACTGTATGTCCTTTTGCTACAAGTGACATAATGAAGTCAAAGTTTGCTTTAAACTCTGCAACTTCTACGCTAATGATATTCATAGGTAAGTAATTAAATCTTCTGGGAGGTCTTGAAATGTGGTCAAGGTTTCCATGAAACCTTCCATTCCTTCTGTGTCAAACTTCCATGTTACGGTCTCTTCGTAACCTTCTGTATCAAGAATCTTTACGCTACGCTTGGGTATCTCTACCCAGATATGCTCCAAATACGTGGTCGTATTGTTGAGCTCATCAAAGCTTTCAATCATGAGGGGAGTAGTTTCTCTCCCTAGTATACCCTAGTTTAGGAGTAATGGCAAGCCATAGACCTGATGAGGTCCGAAACCGCAACCAGTCGCCATGTATCCTGCACCCACAGAGTAGGACGCCATGCCTGCCACCACTTGATTCATGATGTTTCCTGCGGTTACAAATTCAGTGATAACACCTGTAGGAGCAGCGATGAATGTGTTATGGACACCTGACACTGACCCTGCAATGATGTCATTCATAGAACCTGGTATGGTAGATGACACCGCAATACGTGTATGAGTTGGTGGTGAAACTGATGGGAATGGTAAGTCAGTTACAATATCAACGATTGACCCTTTGACTAGACTAAACTGTCCAGTCAATGCAGCAAACGGATTGAATAGTGCAACGAATTCAAATCTTCCTGCATTTAAGAAGGATGTAATCCAGTTTGCTTCGTTAACTATCTCACCATCTGCAACGTTTTCAATAGTATTTGCTTCTGTCCTAACTGTCTGAGCATTCAAGTTAATACCTTCAACAGCAGTAATCTTAACTTTAGACCCCTGTATTGCCACCTCACCTGTGTATGCAATTTCATGGTCTCCTTCCTTACGCATTGCAGACTTTTGCTCGTTATCATCTTGCAACTCTGCCTTAAGTTGAGGACCGTATGGTGTCCTACCCCACTCGTCAGCATCAGGATGATAAGGTATCTCATCTACTGGGTAGAATCCACCTAAATTATTCTTCTTTAATATTTGATATCTATCTCCTGCTTTCTTTTTAAACACCTTTGTATAGTTTAAGTAGTTTCCACCAGACCCTGTTGGCACATTAACACTACTACCACTACCACTATCATTATTACTTGAGTTTGCTGATTTAAAGGTGCTACTGTTTGTATGATTTGATGTCACGTTAGTATCAACATCCTTCAGCATACTATCTAATTGGTCGTCACTAGGACTATCAGATGACCCATCTGCCTCTGATTGAGGACCGTTAGATGAGTGCTCATTCTTTGCACCAGTAATTTCTTCATGATAATTACCCATGACTTTGAGATACATGTCTCCCTCAACAGTCAATACATAATTACCTTTAATGGTTTGTGCTAAATCTTTACCAACAGTTTTTGTTTCATTATTAGGCACGTTGGTATGTTTGTTACCATACTCATCTTCAAACAGAGATACACCACCAGGTCCTGAGATAATAGATTTTACTTTACCTGGATTTGCATCATGAATAATCTTAGACCCATCGAGGAAGGTAGTTACCTCCATCAACTTTGTGTCTAAGTTTTGAAACATGTTATCAATATAACTCAAACCTGGAATAGTAATTCCTGGACTCTCACCCTTAGAAGTTAAGTCACCACATTTATATGGTGTGCCTTTTACTGCATCATCTATGTTTGTACATGATGTCGTACCTATCAGAGGATACCACCGATTTTGTTTAGGTCGTTTAATTTTCCTACCACAATCTTTCTTAAAGAGTGTGCCAAGAAGCATTTTAATAATAGAAATCAAACTACCCCAATCTAACTTAGTGAAGTCAACTTCAAATATTTTA